TTCCCGGGTTCTCCCGGTTGCCCGTTTAGGCCCGGTGCCCGTATTTGCGTTCTTTCTGCAATTCTACAACCGCTGTACAGCAGAACGGAACGGTATGCAGGGATTTCTCCCGGCAGTATCTCCTCCAGGTGGTTTAAAGTGCTGCGGGGTAAGCCAAGGGTAGCGAGCGCCGCATCGATCGCCCGATCAAACTCATTGCGCCGCTCTGGCGTGGAAGTCCAGGTCTGCACCTGCACAGCCACATTGGAGATACGGTCAACGCCGGAGGAGGTCGACGTGCGCACAGAGTTATCCGCCTGCTTGATGCTGCCCAGACCGTCGCCCAACGCGCGAAAATCCTGCGGGAAGCCCACGGACCATTTCATTCCGGTCAGGGTGGTGGTCAAGATATCGTATACGGTTTGTTCCATGTCAATCATTTCATTGCCTCCCGGATGCCTTTGCGGAGTTCAATCTCCAGATGTTTTACGATGCGGTCGCGATTATCGATCAGTGATGGATACAGGTATGGCTGCGCAAACTGGCCTTTCCAGTCCTCACGATAACCCAAACTAAGAGGCGCCTTCGGTGGGGACGGAGACGCAGCGCCCATCCGCCCTGTGCCGAATTCGACATACGGGGCGTATTCCACAATCGTACCGACCGTGCCGACGTATTCGCCCGAGGGCTGCCACGCAAAGCTCGTCTGGATGCTCTCGCGCAAATAACCAGTGTCAACCGGGCAGAGCAGCTTTGCGGCCGTCTGCACGGTCTTCGTGGCCTTCTCCACGCCTTTTTCCGTCGCCTGCTCCAGCTCACCGCCCAGCGATTGCAATTTCCTACGCAGGCTGTCTAGACCCTTAATTTCCACGCTCATATATCCACCGCCTTTAGCAGATATCGGGTGTAAGCGTCGAACGGCTGCACGCCGGTAACGCGGTAAAACTGCCCATTGTATCTGATAAAATGCCCTTCCTCGACCGGCGGCGGGAATGATGCCGTCATCACCGCGTCCCGGTTGATTCTGAGGCCCCATTCCTGCGCTTTCAGGTCGTCTGTCACAAGCATAAAGTTGACCTGGTATCTTCCAGAGGGTGCATCGGCCGGCTGGGATGTGGGCGTTCCGAGTGATCCAGACGCGGAAACAGGCAAGAAGTGTTCGATGGTTTTGTCCTGGAACACCCTTGCCTGCATGTCTTTGAACTTATCGGGGATTATCATACTACCACAGCTTTCTGTAGGCGCACAGCGCCTGCATTTCGCTTTCTGTTAAACCAGAAGAGGGGACGCTTTCCGCCGCGTAGGCCTGGAAGCTCACGGATTGGCCGTTGTCGGACAGGCTAGAAACGCGCTGCGCGGCCTCTGCGGTGCCGACACCTTGCCGGCGGAACCGGTCGGCAGCAATTTCCACAACGATGGTGGGCATGCCGCCGATCAATTCCTGTTGCCGGGTAAACCGAAGCGCCTTTTCCTCGGCAGACCGCAGGAAAAAGCAAAGCTCCTCCCTTCCAGCGTTTTCGAATCCAATCAGGGTATATAAATCCTCCAGCATGCGCTCATGCAGTTCGTCCATTACCCCACCAGCCTTGTAGTCATGCTCGAGTTGAGCGTCTTCACGCCGTACAAAACATCGAAGCTGACTGTATCCTTCTTATGGGTGGAATCGTAATCAAATACAACGCGAACTGCAAAGCCGTCCGCAGATGCAATGGAGGCTTTGGATGCTCCCATCGGAAGCTCCAGCTGCCGCGTAACCAATGCCAGGCCGTTGCGATGGAAAGCCAGAGAATGCGTCGTATGAATGAGGTAGATATCCTCCGCCTCTGCTACAGCCTTGTGGATTGGCTGGTCGATAGCAATACTTTCAACCACCCCGGAGGCTGCTGTCTTATCCTCCGCAAAGCGATAAAGATATCCATCCAGGATAAATCCATCACCTTTTTTGATAGTGCCTGTCGCCGCAGTGACGCCGGACAGCGCAACTGTCTCCGCTCCGGCTGTGCAGGTGATCTTTGCAGCTGTCGCCGTACCGGATTTCTCGGCAAGCGTATCCGGCGCATTCTGACTCATGTAGGTGTCGAGGCCGTAAATCTGCCCGAGCTCTGCATTGCGCAGCGCGTCTCCAGTTCCCGCATACGCAACTTTCGTAAGGTTATCCGTGGTCAGGTAGCGGTATTTGTGCGTCGGATGAAGTACCAGACGCCGATTTGCAACAGGCACCGCCGCAAGATCGAACCCTTTGGCGATATTAGCGAGATCCTTCAGATCAGTTGCGTCCGCAGTTCCTGCCACGGTACGGCCTGCGCTTCGGATTCCCTCGGCGATGATATCACTGTCGACCGCCTGAGAGATCGCCTGCATGGCGGGCGTTACAATCTGGGCGGAAAAATCCTTGATATCAAGCGTAAGCTCCTTGGAGGTGACAGGGACGGTTACGTCGCGGAAATGGTCGAGCGTAACAGTCGTGCTGCCTTCAGTGGCGCTCTGTTCGGACGTTTCGCCAACAAAGTTCTTAGCAATGAACTTTGCGGGCTTGCGAATGGTAATGGTATCTCCCACGCGATTAAACTCCTTAGAGTAATCCCGATGGACGAGACCGGCCATTACTGTATTGTTCTCAAGGACCATTAGCGCTTCGTTTGCAATGATGTCAGGGGTCAAAAATGTGTTGGGCATAAATCATACTCCTTTACTGATGTTTCTCACGCCATTTTTTGTAACCGGCGTAATCCTTGGGCGGTTCTCCCTCCTCCGGCGGCTCGTTTCCGCCGCCTGGATCTCCGCCCCCTATAATGCCGGTTTTGACGGACTCGAAAAGATACGGCTCACTCTTTTTCAAAGCTTCGAGATCCAGCCCGTCAATCGTGCCGTCGTCCTTCAGCTTCAGCTTGCCGTAGTCCAAAAAGGCCTTGACTGCCTTTGTGCTACGGCCCTTCGCGTCGATGATAGCAACATCCAGCGCATTGTCCAGTCGTAGCTTCGCGGTGTCGGCGTCGTACTTCTGCTGGAGGGCGGCAAGATCACCTTTGAGCTTTTCAACGTCAACACCGTCGAATTTCTTGACGGCGTCCTGCAGCTGCTTGATGGTGTTGTTTGCCGCCGTCACTTTTTGCGTTTCAGCGGCGGTGAGGGCTTTCTGCGCCTCAATGTCTTTGCCGTTTTCCGCCATGATTTTATCAATGGCCTCTTTTTCTATCCCAAAGGATTCCAAAAATTTTCTTTCCATGCATGCCTCCTGCGGCTACGCTTTTTACGGGGTCGCATCCCGCACCGCTCCGCCGTTTACGCCCGCGGTCAGCGGATTTTTGTATAACAAAAGGACGGCGCAAAAGCTGCGTCGCCCCTGTTAGCGAGATTCATAATTTTAAGTGTTTTGGAGATTAACAGATGCATAGCAGCACCGGCCATTTTGCCAAGCGCCGCACTCCTGTTTCAAACAATCCTCCAATTCAAAAATATACTGATCTATTTGGCTCCCCCCTTCGGGAGACTGTGAACCCTCATCGTACTTCTGCGCCCAGCACTGATAATGCGTCTCGGATTTTCGGTTATATGGGCATTTCATAAGATCACCTCAAAAACGGCATAAAGAAAGAGAGGCCTGCACCCGCAAGTCTCTCTTCGCTTATTGCTCGATGATGAATTGATGAAGTTCCCGGATCGTCAGATCAAGCGGCTCGA